TTTGCTTGTCACTCATTGAGAACCCCTCATTTTCTGTCATAATTCCACCTCTGCATTTATATCTATTTGTTTCCAATTTTGTAAAATCGTCTGCGTAAAAAGTTTTTCTCCACTGGGTAAATCTACATACTTTTTGTTTCTGAAAAGCCTGGTAAATCAAGTTGCTCAAGTATATGGTCATCCAATTTGCTTATCACTGACATTTTTAAATTATAGCTATCGCAGTGTTTAATTATCCCAAGATGAGATTGTACACTGGCATTAATATCCTCGATATCCACCTTCCCTTCAAAATATTTTTTATTAAGATATTTAAATCGTTTTTTCATTTTCTTTTTGGTACTTTTTCTTAAATTGCTATAACTCGGATATAAAACATATCCGCAAAAATCAATTCCTTCACTTATATGGCCAACAGTAGTTTTATTGTTAAGCTGCAGTTTTAAATAATCATCAAGAAAAATTTCTATTCCCTGTCTAATAGTGTGAAGTTTATTTTTGTCTTTTCCTAAAATTACAAAGTCGTCCATATATCGGACATAGTATTTTACTTTTAAAGTATGCTTTACAAATTTATCTAAAAAATCAAGATAAATATTTGCAAAAAGTTGGCTCATCAGGTTGCCAATCGGTGTGCCAATTCCTTTGACTTTTTCATTTTCAAAGAAGTGATCTCCTAACTGGATACCAAATTCACCATCTTCACTTTTAATTATCTGCCAGATTAATTCCAATGTATCTCTGCAGCCAATTTTTCTTTTTATCAGCTGAAATAATCTTTTATGAACAATGCGGTAAAAATATTTTGAAACATCAGCTTTGAGAAAATATGTTTTGCCCGGTTTGCGGTCCATTATCCTCAGCTTGTCCTGCAGTTGGTATGCGGTAAAGTGAGTTCCTTTTCCTTTTCTGCATGCTCCGCTGTATCTATAAAATGTTTTATCAAATATCGGATAAAGATTTCGATATATACTCCACTGGACAACTCTATCTTTGAAGGGTAAAGCCATGATCAGTCTTTTCTTTGGTTCATAAACATAAAACTGCCTGTATTTACCCTGCTCATATGTTTTCCACATTAATTCATTCTGTATCTCAATCAGGTTTCTCTCTAAATTATAATTAAATTTTAACACTTCTGGCTTATATCTTTTTCTCTTTTGAGCTTTTTGAGTTGCTATTTCTAAATTATGATAATCAGTTATTTTTTTAAACAAATTTTTGACTGTCTTAGGAATAAAAAATCACCACTCTCTATATATTAGGTGAAATGTTATAATTAAAGCCCGCTCAAATGAGAACGGGCTCATAACTAATCGTGACAGCTTTCGATATTTCACTACTTGCTATCTAATTAGTAATTCATATGTTTTCCTGGAGGGACAAAATGTATCTCAGGAAGGACTAAAGGCCTGTTCATCTTTTTGAACACTGCAGCAGAGGCCTTGACCCCATGCTGTCTGGATAAATTTTTAGATGAGCACAGGCGCCGCGGGAGCCAATATTAGTGTTCACGTTGGAAGGCTCATTGTTCAAGTTGAGCGCGCGCGACCCACAGTTGGAGCCGTTGTTCCGATTCCCGCCAGCGACCAGCGCCCTTAACCCTAAACTTTATTTTTACAAGACTTAATCCAGCCACCAAGTAGTCGTCCAATCTCGTCTAATTTTTTAATTACAATTTCGTGTTTTCTTATAGATAAATGTTTTCTATCTTTAGCAAATCTTACTTGAAATTTTAATTTTTTTAGTTCATTATCTATTCTATTTAAAAATCTAATATTACTTCCATAAGTTTCATTTGCATCTACTATTAAGTCAAGTATATTGAAGACTCTATTTTTAATTCGAGTACATAATGCAAATTTTTCTCTTTTTGGAAAGTTGTCTATCACCGGGAAGAAATAACACATAAAATCATAATGCTTTCGAAATATTATCAAGTCATCTGTATCTGCCAAGTCATCACCCCTTAAAGTTCAAAATCTACCCAAAACCATTTTCAGATTATCAGATTTCCTGATGAGCACAGGCGCCGCGGGAGCCAATATTAGCGAACACGTTGGAAGGCTCAGTGAGCAAGTTGAGCGCGCGCGACCCACAGTGGGAGCCGTTGTACCGATGCCCGCCAGCGATTGCCATTTTGATTGAACTATATATTTCTCCCAACTGAAAACTGCTATCCTTACCTGTTCTCAATGAGTCATTCCAACTACCTAATGAAGACCCGCTGAAAGTGTTGAGAGTTTCCCACAGGTTACCTGCACAATCAACAAGGTTATAGCAAGATACCGCTTGTTCAACAGTTCCTGTCTCTGTCCTGTCGCTATTACTTGTAGCAGACCAGGCAGCATTATTATCTCCATCATGTCCCTCTGGACTGCCGTAAGCTGCTTGTACCCATTCTTGATAATCAAGCATTCTCTTATTTGCATTAGAAAATCCTCTAGCAAAATCATACCAGTTATAGTTTTCTGTGCCACTCACAGGGAGCGCGTTATACTCACTAACCAATTCTGTGTCTGGCCATGTTCCGGCTCCTTCGCTTGCAAGATAGATATCTGCCCAGAAATTAGAAACCTTAACCATTCCTGTCGGATCGCAATAAGGACGATAATTAAGCGACCAAACTGAATTTGGAAGTATATTAACGTCTATATTTGCTGTATCATTATATCTTTGAGCAGTAGTTCTTATACGCCCATAATGAAACCCGCCAATCTTGCGACTGTTATTTTCTGTGTACGTATCTGGATAAGTTGAATTAATAGAAATCACAAAATCAGGCTCAGCTCCACTTGAAGGCTGCAAAGCATAGATATAATAGTTTTCACCAAGAGTGAAACTTACAAAACTTCCGTCACTATCGGCAGCGGTTAAAATAGTATCAGTTTCTTTTTTGAGATTCTGACGATCTATTCGCAAAGCCAGAGGCGGTACTGTAATTTCATCAGCAGCGCTTTTCTCGATATGACCTTTGAAATTGAAAAATGAAGGTGAATCAGCTCCTACAAATGTTAGCATTGGTCAATCACCTCCTGGACTTCTTCGACTGTGAAACCTAACCGGAATATCTTTCCGTTTAGATTATCGACTAATTTGAACTGCACTATCTTTTCTTTTCCTTCTTCTTCCTGAGTCATAACCTTGTATTCAGGAGCAGGTCCAGTTCTATCGCTTTCTGCAGCAAGTTCCTTATCAAATTCATATTTTTCCGCTGTATTAAGCAGCCCTTCATAAGCTCGTTTGACTTTTGCGGTATAACCAAAATCATTGACCACATTTTCATAATCCTGTCTTGAGTTTAATACTTTAGGGAAACCTCTCATATTATCTAACCTCCATTGCTAATGAGCCGTCTATCATTTTTAATTTATAAATATCATCTGTTACATCATCAGTTATGTTATTTTCTGGGTTCGAACCTTCCGGGCCAGCTTTCACAAGCCCGTATTCGACCTTCTGAATTGTTGCATCTATCACTGTGTCAAATAGCACTATAGTTGTTTCATCATCACCTGAGCTATAACTTGCTGATTCTACAGCCGAATAAACTGAACTTGCATCAAGAGTTGCTTTAACTTTTCTGTTGGTAGCAAAAACATCTGTATAATCACCAGGCACTGTAAAAGTATCGGCGCTTACATATGTTGCGGTTAATGTACTATCAATCCATTCTGTCATGTTTTCAGCGAGGTCAGACTTGATTGTTCCGTCTTCATTTATCGCAACTTCTAAACGCTCCCAAAGAGTATTTTTAGAGCCTCTTGAAACTCTTATATCCTTAATATAAGGATTATATTCATTCTGCAGCACCCATTCTGACCCGCTAAAAAATTTCATCTTTGCATCGGTCCAGCCTTCTGAAATATCTAACCAGGGCATCCCCTGATAAGTTTCAGTTGGAGCTGTTTCTGCTGCAAATTGAGTTACAAGAGACAAAAAGTTGCCGTATAAAACTTGTTTAAGTCCCGGGCCATTAGCATCAAGCCCATCTTTATTTGTCGTTCTTATATCAAAATCTTGAGACATGTCATCACTCCTTTAGTATCCTTCAATTATAATCTTTTCTGCAGTTCCTCCAACATCATTATTATTAATGTCTTTGATAACTACATCTACACTATCTATAGTTTTATTTTGAAAATCAGCATATTTCATTGTCGATCCGTCCTGCAGCAAGTAGTAATTATATCCTCGTGGCACTTCATAATACTCTATTCCATAATCACTGTAATTAATTGTTGTTCCGCCTACTGGTACTGATAGATTGTCAATTTCTAGCTCCAAATCAGGTACATCAAAAAAATGTTTAATCTGATTGAGCTCAAATTCAGCAGTTTCAGTCTCTAGCTGAAAAGTAAATTTGAACTGACAATACCTGAATTTGTATTCTCCAGTCATATACTTCTGCCAATCAGTCCAGGTGACATTATCATCCGAAAATCTAACAAAAATTTGTGTGTCATAAATAACTGGCGGATTATCTAAACTGTTATTAGGAAAATCATCAAGGCCACGATTAGGAAAGCTTAGCAAACTTAATCCTAAATCTTGAAAAAACCAATCTTTTTTGAGTCTTATATCCGTTCTTCCGACTCGAACTGTATCAACAACTTCTGTCATATATTCAGCGCTAAAATCATAATCGGGTAAACCATCTGCAAAAGCTGGTATATCTGGCCAATCGTCTAAGTTGTAGCCCGCCAGGTCTTCTAAATTATACATGTGGAAAAATGCTATCTTTCCATTAATGTTTCCTATATTATCTAATGTTGCATTATCTATATAATCAAGCTCATTTCTTTCAATAATTATGTTGAGCTCCTGCTCAGTACCGGAAACTTCAAAAATTGCAGAAGTGAAGCTGCTTGAATACTGTCTTACTCTATCGATTGTCTTAATCATATACATATGAGTTCCATCTATTTCGTTTTCAGAAGTCCATCTGTCTCCAGTTAGCTTAGTTCCGAGCACTTCTCCATTGACCCAGTCTGTTCCTTTTCTAATTTCATAGCCTAAAACATCAGGCTCATCTACTTCCTGCCATTTAAATATTAGATTTGCACCTTTTTGGGCCACTTGCAAAATTTCAGGTGCTGCAGGTTTGTTATCTTTACCAGATATTACAATCTCTCTTGAGATTATTCCATCACTGGTTATGCTTCTATATTTCGATACAGTTCTCACTCTAACTTGATAAGATGAATTAACTTTTAAATTTTCTATTTCAAAATTATCGCCTTCTGTTTCTCCTCTAACTCTATAAGGACCGCCATTTTCAGAAATATCTATAATTGCTTTACTAAATCTTTCATCATCTGGAGTGGTAAATTCAACAATAAGATTTGGCATCAAATTTCCATCTACAGTTGTGTATCCATATTCTGATACTTGTAGATCAGATACTTCTCTAGGAGCTTCAAATGGGTTTTCCAGTTCTGAACCGTAATTTTCTTGCTGCACTAAACCATCGTCGGTGTAAATTGCTTCATTATATTCAATCGCAGTAATAGACATGTTTTCTTCATCATCTTCTAATATTTCTGTAATTCTGAAAGGTTTATCGGTCCACCCTGGTCTTTCATGAGTGACTAATATCTTGTCTCCTACTTCCGCCTCTATTGAATTTATTCCAGCGACAAAACTAATTATTTGTGTGGACAGTTTTGACTTTTTTTGATAGTACCTTGCTTCTCTACCCGCTTGCGAGAAACGGTTAATACCATTAAGAGATATAGTTTTCATAGATTCTCCAGGCACGCTGTTATCTATGAACCTAGCTCCGATAGTTTCAAAGTTTTCATCTGGATCAGTATATTCAACAACAACTTCTCTTAATCTTTCTTTTCGAGAGGAACCACTTCTTGCAAAACTACCTTGAATAATATTATCTGTTTCTTCATTATCAGAAAATATAAAGCTTTGGGTTGCTACATCCGGCTTATCAATTTTTAGTTTTAACTTGCCGTCAGACCAAATTAGAAATGCTCTAAAAGTAGATAGCATTTCATTTAATATGTCTAATGCTGAACTTTTGGCATCTATAACAAAATCTAGTTCAAAGCGCCTTTTTCCATCAACATACTGATCAGCATATGATGCAGCCTCTTTAAAAGTTTCCAAATCTATAAAAGCATCAGAAACACCAAAACCAAATCTTTTATTGCTTATAAAATCTAAAGTACACCATACAGGGTTATTACTGTATTTTGTTACCCATCGGCTCCCGGTCCACACTCTTACATGTCGACCTTTTACAATCGCAGTCATTGTTGGAGCACCTGATGTCTCTAGTTTATTAGCATCTAAAGTTTTTGAATAATAAGCAAGAAATGGGAATGTTTGATTGTTATCGTTTTTTGACCATGCTGATTGGTTTCTATATCCTAATCTAGTTTCTGCGCTTATAGTTTTATCGTCAGCTTTAATTTCTTCGATTGATTCAATTGGTCCTTCCGAAATTCCAATTTGCAAGTCCATTAAATTATCATTTTCGCCGCGTATTTTTTGACTA